CGCGACGCTGCTCTTCCTGACCCAAGGCTGTTGCAAGCTGCTGCTGGACCAGTTCCTCGCGCTTCTGCTGCTGCAAGGTCTGTAGTTCGCGCAGCGCGGTGGAGCCCAAGCCAAACTGCCCAGCTTGGATTGCCTGCTGCTGAGCCAGTTGCTTATTAGCTTCGGTCATCAGGCGAGCCTTGTTGGCAATATCGCCGACCTGCGCCTGATACAGAGCACTGGTCCCCGGTCCTGCCGTAGCTTCAGCCAGCCGCTGCTGATACAGCGTCTGAAAGTCTGGCGCAAAAGCCGCTGCCTGCTGACCGACCTGACCATAGATGTCCCTAGCCGCCGCCGTCTGAGCAGACACATCTGGCACCAGTGAGCCAGTGTAAAGCTGCGGAGCAGCGGTGAAGGTCTGCTGAATCTGAGGCAGAAGGTCTTTAATAAACGGCTCTACCGGAGCATACGGCTTGATCTCGCTTGAGCCACTGGTGGTCGCTTGGCTAGGAGCCTGAACTACAGTGGTAGATGGTTTAAAAATACTACCCATTACAGCCTCTTTACAATTGTGATGTTCTTAACTTGGTAGCCCATAGGCTTGAGCACACGCTCCCAACCTTTCCTACCGCTGATCTCTACAAACTGATAACCTAGTTCTTTATAAAACTGTTCCACCTTTGGGAACATATCGTCAAAATTAAACTTACCCGCTGTAGCTTCTGAGAATATCCCAACTGACTTAGGATATTGTGCCACCGCAACCAAGAAGCACCCTTTTGTTTTACCATTAGAGTCAACAGAGAGCCACATGTCCGACTGACCTTGCATGACTTTGTTGACAAGATCGACTGTGTTGATATACTCTGCGTTGTTAGCTCGTTTGATCGACTGTTCTATAAAGTCCCAGCAACTTATGACTTTTTTCTTGAACCCTTGATGCTTTGGATTAAGCAGCTTATAGCTTAACCCACGAACCACCGGAGTCGTATAGATAAATTCCTTCTCCGCTACCGGGGTCCCAGCTTGTTCCATCTGCATAGCGTATGTCGCCCTGAGTTGGTTTCGTAGGTGCTTCAAAGACGACATCCAAGTGTCCGTCTCTGAGCAGTTCCAGCACCGCTCGAATTTCCAACATTGTGTTGTGCAGATACTTGGGCAATTCAGCGGGAACTGCCGGAGGTTCTGCGGGGTTAAATCGGGGGAAAGTCCTGCTCATCGCTTAGACACAATCTCTGTCTCCAGAGCGTACCCGGAGAGCCTGAAAGTGGTGTCAGCAGACGATTCAAACTTTACCGCAATATACCTACCGCGAACGCGACAGTCAACTTTATTATCCTGGCCAATGGTGAACACAACAGGGTCAGCGTAGACAACACCCGCATACGGGTCAATTTCACCGCCAACGCTGATAGTAACAGTGCCGGTACCTTCGATGCGAGGATACAGCCGGGTTACAGATTTGATAGCATCGGTGCGTCCAGCGTGCAGACCCACGCGCTCCATGATCGTTGTGAAGGACGTACCGTCAAACGTGGTGCCATAGTCGATAAGGTAAAACTTGGTATCAACCGTGCCACACATGAGCATCGAGTCAATCGTTGGGTTATATTCAGTAGCACCCCAAGCCAGGGTGCTATTCGCCCACGTATTGGTCGAAGCGGTCCAAGTGTTGGCAAGTTCCGGGTTGACAATACCCTTGGCTATAAAGTTAGTTCCCGGCAGTTCTCGCACGGTCCACGTGTCGTCTCGATAGTTCCAAATGAGAGCACGGTTGGGGAAACCGCTGGGAGCATTGGTGGCTGGATAGCAAATCCATACTTCGTTCTTGTTCTTGTTGTGAGCCAAGAAGGTTTTATAGTAATACGTGGTGTCAATTTCTGAGAACAGAAAGGTCTTAACCTTGTCGTCAATGATGCTACGCAGTTCGTTACCGTTGTGCATCATCACGTCGTTAGTAGCCATAAGGACATGTCTACCGTCGCCAAGATCAATAACGGCATCTCGGGCAAAGAGACCAGTGTCCTTAAACTTTTCGCGAATTTCAAAGGTAAAGTTGCCACCCACGTAGTTAAGCGAGTAAATGCTGTCTTCTTTATAAATGATAAGTTCATTGCCTAGCTGCACTGCGTTTAGCAAGTGGCCCTTTGTACCGCCTATAGACGCCTGACCAGATTCAGACGCGGTGCTAGCTGTGTTCCAAGTGTCAGCACCGTTGGTAGCAGCGCCTTCGGGAATAGCGTCGCTCCAACGCAGCGAGAACGGAAGCGCAGTGCCGCTATCGGTAAGGTTCAAGGCAACCAAGTGGTTCTTAAACGGGACAATGGTCTTGCACAACAGCGTGGCTGGCCAATTGGGCAGATCGGTAAACTGCGAACCACCCTGCGTAAAGCTCTGAGGCACGTCCAAGCCGTTGTTGCAGACAAGCACACCGCCCAAGACACCGCCTTGCCAGTTGTTCTCAGTGCCAGACAGAGTGGTATAAGCACCGCTAGAACGAGTGACCGAAGAGTGCGTAACGCCGTCAATCTTGTACAGATTGGTCAGCGTTCCGTAAATCCACAGATCGTCAGAACCCTGTGTCCAACTGATAGCCCAATAGGGAGTAGCCGAGGGAGTTCCCAAGACTTGTGCATGACCCTTGATGCTGCCAGCTTTGCGATCCAGAAAGCGCACGTTCTGGACATCGGTGAACATGTTAGGCGGCATGTCATAGGGCGACAGGTCTCGGTTGAACGAGAACGGAGCCTGCTGACCGTTGATGTCGTACAGTTCTTTAGCCATTACCGCTACTCGTGTCCTTGGCCCAAACAGAACTCTGGAACTCTTGCTGACAAGGGATCAGATCGTCTTCGGTAAGAATGTTGCCACCGTCTTCTTGGATAATGTCGAAAAGATCATAGACCCAATTTGTCGTCATTACGCACCTCTACGAACCATGCCGCCGGGATCGCCCTGCACAGTCATTGTCATTACAGTGCCGCTGTAGCGAGCAGCGTCTTCAGCGGTGCGTACCTCGTTCAGGACACGCTCGTACAGTCCGCCAAAACGCTGAAGCTGCTCGGTATCGTTCAGGAATACCGCTCCTTCCAGACATGCTCCATAGAGGTACAAATCTGGAAACTCCAAGAGGATATTGTTGGTCGTGTTGCTATCAGACAGCGGGGTCAGCTTTTGGTAATAGTTGATACCAATTGTATACGCGCCGTCAGGCGTAGGGGACAGCTTGATGTTTTTACCAAGGTTGCTATACGCGCGAGGAGCACCGTTGCTATAGGTGCCGTATTCGCGGCTAAGAGATTCGGGCGAGTGATACGCCAGAGCATAGCTGTTTGAGCCGCTATCGTAGGTGATGTTGCGAAGCTCAATGAGATCAGAGGGGAGGTTGTAGAACGCAGTACCAGAGGTCGTGGTGGTGCTGGCGCGTACATAGTTGACGCGAGCGCGGATGTCGCGATCCAGGCGACGTTCGGTAAGCGTGATAAAATCAGGAATAACCGAATCAAGGTCTGATCGGTTCAGGTAATTAGCAACGCTGCTCTTAAGTTCCGTATAGGTCGAAAGGCCCATTACAGTGTACTTTCATGAGTACGGAGCCACTTATACTCAGGGTCGTTCAGAAGCTGCTTGACCTTGGGCATGTGATCCTTGTTGAAGATGTCAACGCCAAGTTCGCGTTTCCACTTCTCAATGATGACCAGAGGAATGCTGGCAACTTTACGCATGCCGTTATTAGTCTGCGGGCCATACATCGAGTCGCCGTTCAGTTCTTTCTTGTTAAGGTCCAAGATCGGCTGAACGTCCTGAACACGATTGACTACAATGCTGTCAGAGTCGTGATCATATTTGGCTGTAGTCTTAATAGGATTGGACATATGTACCTCTATGTGGGGAGAGAGCACTTGGCCCTCTCCCCTATAGAAAGACTTACGACAGGTCGTAGACCGCGCCCAGAGCCTTCTCGTTCTTCACGACAAGGGTATACTCGGCGATGATCGCACGCTGCTCGCCATCGGAGGTCGAAGCGACTTCCTTCTGGAAGAACGGGCGAAGATACGCAATGCCGTAGTATTCCGGGTCCAGCAGCCAAACGTCCTTGCTGCGCTGGAAGCGGTTCGGAACAACCGCCATCTCGCCGAAATCGCTAACGTAAACGTCCATGCCGCCAATGATGCGCTGGTCGCTAACGTTGTTGAAGTTCGACACGCCCGAAGCACCGCCGACACCGACGAAGCTGGAGAACGTCTGCTTCTGCGCCGGGGCCATCATCAGATACTTAATGTTGGCACCGTTGTTATACGCCGTCAGAATCGACGACTTCAGAAGCGTCTCGGTGAACGAACGCGCCGTACCGTCGGTACGAGCCGTGCCGTTACCACCCGCCGTCGCATCGCCAGCCGCAGACACGTTCGTGGTAACCCACGCGGTGAGCGAGCCAAGCTTACGAACCGTGCTGTCAGCCGAGATGGCCGTCTTCGACTGGTTGACACCAACCAGCGAGGTCTCCATGTCGCGCTTCAGTTCGGCAGCACGCTTGGTCATCTGGTACGCAAGCTCTTCCTTACGACCGGCCTTCGACACCGCGTCAAGCGTGCCGGAGACGAGCGTCGTCTTCAGAGCGATCTGGCAGATGTTGCCAAGGCGCGTGGTCGAGGACGGCTTCACAGCAGTAAGCGTCGAGCCTTCCTCGTGGTAGTTCGTGCCACTCGCCGCAGCAAGCGCGTCGGTCTGCCACTCGTGATTAACAGCAATCGCATCGCTGCGACCACCCATCGACATAAACGGCGTATCGGTCGGCGAAATGTCATAAATGACGTTCTCAAGGTCTTCGCGAAGACCGACACCGGAATAGGTCACATAGACCCCAGTAGGCTGTGCCATGTTTGGCTCCTTTATGTTAAGAGATCATATCCAGGAAAATGCTAGCGGCATCTCGCGGATTTCCCGTCTTGGCCAAACGCTCTCGCTTTTGCTGGGTAGCTTTCTGGCTACGCTGAACCTTAGATTCAGGAGTGCCAGACTTGACCACCTTTGGAACAACTTTGGAAACCTTCTTGACAGTGTTGTTAGCCGCGCGGTCCTGCATCATTGCCTTGTGCAGTACAAGAACAACGCGGTGATCAGTGATGCTGTCAATGTCGGTATTTGAGAAACCAAGCGATAGCGCGTAGTTCCTCAAATCGTTCTTCAGGGTAGACGAGGGGTTAGCGTATTCCGGCAGTGCCTCGGAGAGCTTTGCAGCCTCCTGCTGAAGCACCTGAGACAGACGCTGCGTATACTCCTGCTTGTTCTGCTCGTATACGCGATTGCGTTCAACCTCAATGCGGGACAGCCTTTCCCTAGCTTCCTGATACTCCAGACGCTTCTCCATGTACTCCATGGGGTCGTCGTCTTTGAGCGCCTTCCAGTCAATGTTCTCGTACTGCTGCAACTCAGCTTGCTGCTGATTAGCCACCAGTTGAAGAGCCTGACCGTATTGCTCACGTTCCGACTGGACGGCCTGAAGATTGGCTTCATAGGCCTTCCGTTGCTCTG